TGGTGTTACAATGAGAGTTCATCAGGTGGCAATTGGAGGAACTGCAACTGGAATCGGAAGCACACTTGTATCAACCACTGAAGTTCTAACAACTACAACTAATATTGCGGCGACAGGAACTCCACAACCAACAAGAATTAGTGGAATTAACTCTAACACATATACTGCCTTTGACGCATTAATCGAGATACATGATACAACAAATGACAAATATGCAGTCACTCAAGTAACTGCAATCCATGATGGTACAACACCATACTTCACAGAGTTTGGTTACATGGATAACTTCTCAACTAACCCTACTAGTTTCTCTGGTATTGGAACTGTTGGTGTTGGATACTCATCTGCAACTGGTGGTGATATTGAACTTCGTTTAACTCCTCCAGCAAATACAGCGATAACCACTAAGGTATTCCAGTATAACTTTAACGAGACTGGTACTGGTGGTGTTGGTTTTGTTACATTTACTGATTCAAGATTAAAATCTGTAGAAGGTTCATACACTGGAACAGAGAATGATATTAAATTCTCATTCAATATGAAGCACGCTGGTGATGCAATCTTCCATAAAACATTTAACTCTGAAGATGCAGCAGTTGTTGATGTAACAAATAATACATTTATAGTTAATAATCATTTCTTCCAAACTGGTGAAGAGTTAACATACAGTCCAATTGGTTCTGGAACAACCATGAACATTGGAATCGCAGCAACATCAATTAGTGGAATTGGTGTTACCACCAAGATGCCACCTACAGTTTTTGCAGTGAAGATTGCAGAAAATAAATTTAAGGTTGCAAGAACAGCGACAGAAGCACTTCAAACTGTTCCTAAAGTTCTAGATCTTACATCTGTTGGTATTGGAACTACTCAATCATTTACTGCAAAGAATCTTAACTCTAAAGTATTAGTAACTCTTGATAACAACATTCAGAGTCCAGTTATACAATCTCCTGTAAATGTTAAACTATCATTCGACGCAGCATCAGAAACAGATTTTGTTACATTGACAGGTATATCATCATTCTTCTCAGGCGACATAATTAAAGTTAATGATGAGTTTATGAAGATTGATACTGTTGGTATTGGATCTACAAACCGAGTTCTTGTAAGAAGAGGTCAACTTAATTCTGCGATTGTTGATCATGATGCTGGTGATACAGTAACTAAGTTCTTAGGTAATTATCAGATTGTAAAAGATACTATCAACTTTACTGACGCACCAAAAGGATCAAAAGGCCCTTCTGGATTAACAACTACATCTACTTTTGTTGGTCGTGTGTTTACACATACTGGTATTCCTGGCGGAACTCAAGAAACCTATACAAACAACTTTGTATTCGATACAGTCGAAGATCAATTTACAGGAATCGCAACAAACTTTATTCTTAAATCTGCTGGAGCGAATGTAACTGGATTTGCAACAAATACAGGTGTGATTCTTCTAAATGAAATATTCCAGAATCCAAATGATGATTATAATATTGTTGAAACTGCTGGTATTACATCCGTAAGTTTCACTGGTGTTGGTGCCACAAATAACTATGATGTAAATCTATCATCAGTTCCTAGAGGTGGTATTATTGTTTCAGTTGGTGAAACTACTAACTTTGGATATCAACCATTAGTTTCTGCTGGTGGAACTGCAATTGTATCTGCTGCTGGAACTGTTGAATCTGTTTCTATTGGAAATAGTGGATCTGGTTATCGAGTTGGACTCCAAACAAACATTTTAGTTAGGGCAATTGGTAGTTCTGGTATTGTCACAATTGGTAGAGCAAATGTATCTGCTGGATTAGTAACATCTGTTACCATTATTAATGGTGGTGGATCAGGATTCACTTCTGTAACTCCTCCAGATCTTGAGTTTGACAAACCACTTAATTATGAGAATATGAGATTAGTGGGTAGTTCCACAGGTATTGGTGCATCTGTATCAGTTCGTGTTGGTTCTGCATCAAGTATAATCAGTTTCCAAATTACAAACTTTGGATATAATTATAGAATTGATGATGTTCTGAAGATAGAAGAAGGTGGTCAAGCTGGTATTCTAACAGATGCTAATAAGGTAGTTAAGGACTTTGAGTTAACTGTTCTTGATACATTTAATGATAGTTTTGCTGGATTCACGTTTGGTGAACTAGAAAAATTAAATAGTTTTGAGGATTTATTTGATGGTGTTAGAAGAACATTCCCAATCACCAAAACTATCGGTGCAAGTGCAACACCGATAACATTAAGGTCAGCAAAAGGATCTCCAATTCGTGTAGAGGATAACTGTTTAGTATTCTTAAATGATATCTTACAGATTCCTAAAGAGAGTTACATATTTAATGGTGGATCACAAATTACATTCTCTGAAGCACCAAAATCAGATGATAAAGTAAGAATATATTACTATCGTGGTTCCGATCATGATGTGATTGATGTTGACATTTTAGAAACAGTCAAGACTGGTGATGATTTAACAATTAACAAATATCCTGATATTGGTTTAGATGATGTTTTCCAACAAGAACCAAGAACAGTTACAGGAATTACAACTTCTGACAATGTAACTACAAACACATA